TGGAGATCTGATTCTGGTCGACGACCCCCACAAAAACCGCGAAGAGGCAGAATCCCCCACAATCCGGGAAAAAGTGGGTGACGCCTACTCCGCAGACATCCTCACCCGGCTCGCCCCCAAAGCGCCGCTCGTCATCGTGAACACCCGCTGGCACCCCGACGACCTCACGGGCCGTGTCGTCGCGCAGGAAGGCCCACGCACAGACGGTGGGCGCTGGGAGATGCTCGTCATGCCGGCCCTGTGCACCGACCCCGCCAACGACCCGCTCGGGCGTTCCGCAGGCGACCCGCTTCCGCACCCGAAAATCCAGGAACACGACCGGGCCGGAGCCCTCGCGCACTGGCAGAACGCGCAGAAGACCAACGTTCCCCGTGACTGGTTCTCCATGTACCAGGCGGATCCGCGGCCTGTTGAGGGCGCGATGGTGTCGGCGCAGATCTTGAAAGAGCGCCGTTGCTATGAGTTCGGTACGGAACGCCCCTGCAACGTTGAGCCGGTCATCCACGCTGTAGCGATCGACCCTTCCGGTGGCGGACGCGACAATGCTGGAGTTGTCGCCGGTTATCTCGGATCTGACGAACGCCTGTACGCGACCCATGATCGGTCGGCGCGGATGAAGTCGGAGGAATGGTCACGGGTCGCCTGCGAACTCGCTGCGGAGATCGGCGCCGACCGGTTCATCATCGAGAAAAACTACGGCGGGGACATGTGCCAACTCGCGGTGCGTACCGCGTGGGTGGCGCTCGCGAAAGAGGAAGCCGATGAACGGGCCGCGAATCCTGGTGTCGACCACGGGCCGTTGAAATACGGTCCGCTGATCCCCCGCGTGGTGGAAGTCACCGCCCGGAAAAACAAGATCCTCCGTGCTGAACCGATCGCGCAGCAGATCATCTACGACCGGTTCAGGTTCGCCGCATACCTGCCGACCATCGAACACCAGTGGGCAACGTACCTGCCGACCTCGACCGACTCGCCGGGCAACCTCGACGCCGTAGTCTATCTCGCCTACGATCTGCTACCCATGCCGGCATCAGGTGAGCCGACGATCCAGGAGTCCCCGCAAATGTATGTCGACCTGACGCGCTCCCTTTCCCCCGCGGATGGCATGATGGGCGGGTATGGAGACCTCGATTGGCGGTAAGGAAGGCTCTAGGTTGAGTGAACATTCGTGGGTGTGGGACTGGGCGAAAGCGAACGGCGTACCGGATACCACCCCAGCGTGGTTCGATGTGGAAGTGATCGGCGACCGGATCCGGGTTGAAACCTGGGTGCTGAACGAAACAGGCGGCGTCATTTTCGGCGCACGGAACCCGGTGGTCGGCTTGACGCATATGATCGAGCTGCCGTTGCTCGTGGCCCCGCCTGAGGGAATGATCGAGGCATACCAGCGGTCGCGGACTGAGCAACTGGTGAGGGAAACACTCGGCGACGCACGGCTAGTTGAAGTCGCACGCGCTGTCGTCCTCGGCTATCAGCACGCTGTCCGCGATAACCGCAGTATCACACTGTGGGAACTCTTGGAAGACGCAGGACTCCCACCTGTCTGGAAGGCACTAGCCGCTGATGGATCCGACCATGCTCATCCTGATGTGTCTAACCACGTGGACGCTGACACGCCTAATAGTGACTGACACCCTCCCATTCGTCCGGGTGCCGAGGGACGCGATCACGGCATGGCTCGACCCCCGCGACGAAACCAACCGGCCGATACAGCGGGTCGGGAAAGACGGGAAGCCGCAAGAACCCGCGCTCGGCGTCGTCGGCAGGTGGCTCGCCTACCTGTTGACGTGCCCGCGGTGCATGTCGGCGTGGATGGGCGGCGCGGTGGTGATCGCTACGGATCATTGGTATAGCGTGCCGGCGCCGTGGCTGGTGTGGGGTGGGGCGTGGGCTGTCGCTAGTTGGCTGGCCAACCTGGAAATGTGGGCTGAAGAGCGTTGGCGCTTGACGCGTAACCAGCGTTGGCAGGTGCGTAAGGCCATGGACCTGCCGTACCTCGATGAGAGTGAGCAGTGATGGGTGAAGCCCTGACATTGGTTCTGCTAGCGGTCGCTGTTTTCGTGCTCGGGCTCGCATCGAGTTTTGTTGCGTCGTGGATCACGCTGACGCCGGTTTCCCGAGCGCTTCGGAACATGGGTCTAAGATCGGCTGATCCTGAACTGGATATGCGGCTTACCCAGTTGAAAGCCGCTTACAACCTGTGCGAGCAGCAGCTTGCCGGGCAGTTCGAGGTGAGCAAGCGCAGACTCGCCGCGATTCACCAGTTGCAGGCTGAGGTGCGGGCGCTGAAGTTCGAGCGTGAAGCGCGGGAGAGCGAGCAGTGATGGATATACCTCAGGCTGCACCCCCTACGGCAACCGCCACGGAACGTGTTGTGCGCCTAACCTACTTTGACGGGGATCAGGTGCCGATGGTGGAGATCTGGACGCATATCGACGAGGCGGCTAGTGGAATAAAGCGCTATGACTACGTACGTACGGGCACGGTTCCTTCCTGCGAGACGCAGGCGCAGTGGTTGGAAATGCTGGGACGGTCCGAGTCCACGGTCCTAGTCGGATGGAGCGGCTCAGATGATGAGTCCTGAGGCTACTGCCTACATGAAGCAAGTGCTTCGCATGGTGGCTATCTCGAAGATGGACTTCGTGCACCGTCGGGCACGCCGCAGGCGGATGCTGGCGGGCGCGATGGGCCGCGTGCGCTAGTATCGGGGTGCTGAATCTCGTTCGGCGTGTCGACCCTCCCCAGAGTTGATCACCGCAGGCCCCCGCACCGGAGCGGGGGCCTGCGGCGTTTCCCAGGCTTGATCGCCGTACGCTGCGTTGTCCGCTACGATCAGCGGTAGCCGGACGTCACGGGGGTGAACATGCCGGATAGCACCCGCGGACTCCTACGCCGCGCCGCCTCGGCTGAGATCACTACGGCTGGCGCGATGGTTCTGAACGATCCGCAGCTCACGCGGCAACTCTGGAACTATGAGACGTGGCAGCAAGAGGCGTGGGACTTCTGGCGTAACCTCGGCGAGTTCACTTCAGGCATCGACTGGCTGAAATATTCGATGAGCCGGGTACGGCTCGTGGCAGCCGAGATGGTGCCAGGCCAGAAAGACCCAGCCGTGCTCACCCTCGACGACGTCCGCGGACACAAGGCAGCTACCGCGGCGCTCGCGCTCGCGCAGGTTTTCGCGGGTGGTACGGCAGGCCAGGCGCAGATCATGGGCTCAGGCGCGGTCCAACTCGGCGTGGCCGGCGAGGGGATCCTCGTTGTCGAGCGGGCGAGTGAGCAGATTCCGCTGGCGTTCGCCGACTGGAAGATCATCTCTAAGGATGCTATCCGCGACACCTACATGAACGGCACTCCCTGGTGGGAGATCCGCGTCAGTGACTCCGCCTGGCGCCCCCTCGCCGACGATTCGCTGCCGACACGCATTTTCGAGCCCGATGAGCAGTTCCAGTGGCGGGCGTTCTCGGCGTCGCGGCCGGCGTTGAAGTCGATGCGCACGATTGATCTTCTGAATCGGCGGATCATCTCTACCCTGGTGTCCCGTATCGCCATGAACGGGATTCTGTTCATGCCGCAGGAAGCCTCTGTGAAGGTGCCTGAGCAGTACAAGGGCAATCCGCAGTGGGTTGTTCAGAAGCTGATCGATGCGGCGATGAACAATATCCGTAACCCTGGGTCGGCGGGTGCCGCGTTGCCGCAGATCATCGAGTGGCCCATGGAGATGATCGAGAAGATCAAGCACGTCATCGTGTCCGATGGCGTGACCAAAGAGCTGCTCGCGACGCGCGAAGCTGAGATCAAGCGGCTCGCTGTCACCCTGAACATGCCGATCGAGGCCCTGTTGGGGTATGGCGACATGAACCACTGGTCAGGATGGCTGACCAACGAAACCGGTATCAAACTGTACATTTCGCCTAAGGCGGAGACCCTGTGTCAAGGGTTCACCAAGGGCGTCATGCACACGATCCTCCGCGAAATGGGCCTTGAGCCGGTAGGGCCGCGCGGCGGCATGCTCGTCTTCTGGTACGACGCATCCGACCTCATCGCCCGCCCCGACCTGTCCGCCCAGTCGCGGGAACTCTACGACCGGTTCGAGCTGTCCGGCGCCGCGATGCGCCGCGCCAACGGATTCGACGAAGACGACAGGCCAGACGACAGCGAGCTTCAAGAGCAGATCCTCAAGGGCATGGCGAAAGACACCACAAACGCCACAATCGCCCTGGAATCGCTCACCCCCTGGACTCCACCCGAGCCCACCCAAACTCCGGCAGTCGGCGCTACCCCCAATCGCCCGGGGGGAACCCCCGCCATCGGCGGAACCGCGCCGACTGCCGGTACACCAGCAACCCAGGGCAACCCGCGCCCCCAGGAAACCACCCCCACCACGGCGAGCGTCGCCGCAGCCGTACGCCGACAGTTCGGCACGCCAGCCGAAACCCGCGCGCTCGTGGGCGTCGCGAACGGGACTCACGCAGTCAGAGGAACCTAGGCCATGGCCGACGCCGCCCGCGGATACAACGAGGACGAGATCAGGGCCGCTGAAGAGGAGTTCGACGCCCTCATAAACGCCGGCCTCGCCGCCGCTGCCGCCGCGGCTGCCGCAGCCGTAGCCGCCGAACCCATCGCGGCCACCGTCACAGACGCGACGATCGCACCAGCGCTCACCGTCTGGAACACGTACGTAGCTGAGGTGCTCGTTCCCGCCTTGACGCGGATCTTCAAAGGGTCAGCGGCGGTGTTCGTGGAAACGGCTGAGCCGACACTGCTCGCCCTCTCCTACGAGTTGACGGATATCGCCCCGCTCGACGAGCCTGCGGCGGCGTGGATGGCGTCGGCGTCGAACCGGCTGCGCGCTGTCTCGGACATCGTATGGGCAGAGATCCGCGAACAGCTCGTTGCCGGGGTGAAGGCTGGCGACGGCATCCCCGAACTCGCGCAGCGGGTACGCGACGCCGCGGGGTTCTCGGAGCCGCGCGCTCGCGCTACCGCGCGCACCGAGGTAGCCGCGGCCTCGAACGGGGGCTCGATCACCCAGGCCCGCTCCCTCGGGCTCGACATGGACAAACAGTGGGAGGCCACGTCCCCCACCGACGGACGCACCCGCGTAACCCACCTCGAAGCCCATCACCAAACAGTCGACCTCGGCGCGAAGTTCGAGGTTGGCGGGGATCACCTCGACTTCCCCGGTGACCCGACGGGGCAAGCCGAAGAGGTAATCAACTGTAGGTGTGCTGTGACCTTCCTCAACATCCGTCGCAGACAGGAGGCGCCCGAAGTGGCGGCCGGATTCGTGGAAGGCCAGCATCCGCGTGACAGGGAAGGCCAGTTCGCGGAGAAGCGTGGGCCTGGTGCCCGCTCTGACCGGCTGAATCTTGCTGGCCGGATTTCGCTTGGCGCGGGGGAAGAGTTCGTCGCCAGTGGGCAGGGACCTACAGCGGATGGTTCGGACAACTCGATCGGTCTGGCCCTGACGCGTCGCGCGGGTTCGCCGTCGCTGCGGGTGGGGATCGTTCCAGACGAAGACCTTGGCAAGTGGCGTGCAGCGGATAAGGGCGGTACCGCGAACTTCAACGATGAGCAGGCCGGGCAGTTCGGCGCCGAGTTGGAGGCTGTCGAGAAGCTCGGATCGGCCTGGTCTGCTGAGCGGGCCGCGACATGGGCTGAACGTGACGACGTAGCGGCGCGCAGGAAAGCGCTGTTGGCGCGGGAGGCTGCCGGGGAGACCCTGACTGGCGAGCAGGAGCAGGAAGCCAGGCAGTTGACGGCACGCTTCCGCGAACTTGATCAACTCACGGATAGTTTCCAGCCTGACGACGTAATCGCACGCGGTGCAGTGCCATCACAGTGGGGTGACCTCGCCTATGAGGTCGCAGGTGTCGATGACGGCGAATTCGGTTGGGGCCTGAGCATCGGAGTACGCCCGTTGGGCGCGGGCGCGGACTGGTCCCTAGCGCCGGAAAACGCCGCCGTACTCGGCTCGAAGGATGTCGCTGCGCTGCGCAGACAGATAGAGGCATTGATGAAGCGGGATAACGGACCTGAGACAGCTGCGGCTGCCACCCATACAGGCGCGATGATCGCGCTGGTGCCGTCGCCTGCCGACATCGATCG